GTGGAGAAACCAAAGATGTTTCAATTTTCGATCTTAGATCTCCATCAGTAGAGTATCCATAATATGGAAAACGAGGAACAACCATCTGGAGATTCGCCAAAAGCAGAACTTGATTTTAATCAAATAAAAAATCCATATGTAAGAGCTTATATTGGAGCACCTATACATAGAATGGCCCCTAAAATGGGAAGAAATGATATTTGTTTAATGGAAAATAAAAAATTTAAAAATTGTTGTGGTAAAGATGGTTATAATTTTTGCAAAAAACTTCTTGTTAATTACTTAGAAGAAGCGTATAAAAATAAAAATGGTTAATTCCGCAGACATTATCTTTGGTCTAGCTTGGGGAGACGAAGGTAAAGGTAAAATAAGTAATGCTATAGCTAAAAACTATGATATTGTTTGTCGTTGGAATGGTGGACCTAATGCTGGGCATACAGTTTATATAAATGATAAAAAGTATAAAACTCATATTATACCATGTGGAGTATTTCAAAATAAACTTAGTGTAATTGGCCCTAATTGCGTTGTTAATGTTGATAAATTTTTTGATGAAATAGATTATCTTAAAAAAGAAGGTTTTGACACATCTCTAATCAAAGTTAGTCCAAAAGCACATATCATTACAGAGAAGCACGTTCAATATGATCTTCAAGTTCTTAAAAAGAAATTAGGCACGACTGGTCAAGGTATTGCTCCTGCATATGGAGATAAGATGTTGAGGATAGGTAAACTTGCCAGAGATTATATTGATAAACAATATCTTTGGGATGGCGAGCTTTATGGTAATATTTTATGTGAAGGAGCACAAAGTTTTTGGCTTGATATAAATTATGGTGACTATCCATACGTCACAAGTAGCGAGACATTGCCATACTCAGCTTGTTCTTTAGGTTTTTCTCCCAAAAGAATTAGAGATATTATTGGCGTAGCAAAAATTTATGATACTAAAAGTGGAGTAGATCCTATGTTTCCAGAAACACTTTGGAAAGATCCAGAACTTAATATGATAATAGAAGCTGGTCAAGAGTTTGGTTCTACTACTGGTAGACGCAGAATTGCTAATTGGTTAAATTTAAATAAGCTAATTGATGCAATTAAAATCTCTGGAGTAACAAAACTTATTATTAATAAATGCGATATCTTGGATAAGGTGCATACATATAAATTATTTCAAAATAATAATCTTTATAAATTTAATACTTTACAAGCAATCGAGTCATTTATTAAATCTCAATTAAATCACAGTTTGAATGAGTTTATTGAGATAACTTTTTCTGGAAATAAAAGTAATATTTAATTAATTTTAATCTTTTTTATAAATTCCAAAGTCTTTTCTTTAGTAAAATCATTTTTCATAACATTAATACAATAACATACGAATTCTACATTTCCTTTAATATAGCCAAGATTTGGATCGATTCTATCAAGACTTAATTTTGTTGGACTCTTTTTAATATCTTCATCCTGAGAGGATCTAGGAATTTCCATTTTTATATTAGTATATGGACATAAACCATTTTGCTTATCATAAATTTCTTTTAGATATTCTAAAGTTAAATCCGTTTCTTCTTTTCGCTCCCTGCTTCTTGATTTAGCTTTATTTAATGAGTATTTGAATGGGCTATATTCATCCAACCTATTATTTTCATAACCTTTTAGATGTGAATAATTTCCTTTATATTTTTCTAAATGTTTTGCATTAAAAAATGATCCAGAGCATTTTAAATTACAAAAAAAACCTACGGCTTTCTTTTTTAATCTTCTTTCATATTCAGCTTTTATTTTTTGAATATCATTTCCACAATACTTACATTTTACTTTTACTTTACTTACCATAAGTTATTTTACACATTATTGGAGCTAGAGGGAATAGTCTTGGACTTGGACGCGAAAGGAGTTGAACCTTTGTCTTTTAGAGAATTTAAATTAAAATACTACAAGTTTAGTTCTTTTTGTTTTTAGCTTTGTATAGAAAAAGAACAAACATACTCAGCGATTTTATTTTGAATACTAAACTTATAAAGAATAGAAAAACTTTATAAATCAAGACATCTAAATACGCAATTATCCACTAGATGTGTTATGGTAATCACGCTGTAGAACTTAGGCTACAGAAACGGTCTCCTCAACTAGAGAAACTCTAGCAGAGATATGACCTTTGTATTTGGCTGTTTTGGCAGTTAATACTTTTAAGGCTTTTTAAAGAGACCCACCTAAACCTCTACTTGCATCTTAATTCCGATTCCTAAAATCGAAACCAGTACGCGCCCAATTAGAAAGAACTTATATTATATTGTACACGATTTTTGAAATTTCTTCAAGTTATATGTATAATTATATATGGATAAATATAATAAAATTATATCTTTATTAGAGCAAATTATAGAAAAGAATGTATATTACGATAATTTATCAAAAGATAAAAATGATACTGGTGATAATTGGGATGTTCATCATCTTAAATTATTAAAAACCCTAATAGAAGATTACGAAAAGGATAAAAATGCCAAAAGTTAAAAAACAAAAGTATTATGCAATTCATTCAAAACACGACAATTTTTTACACGGCGTGTTCCCATTAACAAAAGAGGGTTATAAGTCTGCACAAGAATATATATCAAAGTTATCTTCTAAAGGTAAAACGTACTATTATATAGAAAAGAAATAGTATTTTGGAACGATGGCTGAGTGGTCTAAAGCAGAAGTTTACTAAACTTCCGATGGTTTAATATCATCCGTAGGTTCGAATCCTACTCGTTCCGATTTTATCATATTTGCGAAAGAGAAAATGCCAAATATACAGGTGTAATTCATTTTATGAACAATCAAAATGAAGCATTGGCGATTTGTTCTGAATTTGCAGATGAGTATGGTATAGATGTTGAGGACGGAGAAACACTAGTAGTTTATATGAAAAGTGAATATATTAACGAATTAAAAAATATGCTAGAAAGAAAAGCTTATAAGTTAAAATCATATAAAGTATATGGCGATGAAGCATTAATTAATTTTATACCAAATAATAGAAAAAATTTTAACGAAGATCTATAATAATATAGATGAGATATATATTATCTTATATATTATATATAATTGGTGATACTATAAGTCGAACAACAATGCGTTGGGGTTCTGGTATCGGATATTCTTTATATAGTAAAGTTATGAATTGGAGCGTTAATTTAGATATTAAACATAAAATATGGAAATCTGTCAAAACAAAAGGAAAAAGAAAATGACAACTTTAAAAGATATATCAAATTTAAAACTTAGTAAAAAACAAAAAAAGAAATTACTCGCCAAAGGAAAGTTAAGAGATCCTTTTGAAATATGGGTAGATCATCATAATCACAAATTAGAAATAATTAGAACTTGCAGTAGTTTAATTGGAGCAACAGCGTCTTCGATAGTATTACTTAAGGTTTTTGGAATATTATGATCTTTAAAAAAATATTAAATTTTCTTGATAAAAGTGAACAACTTTCTCCCAAATATGGAAGTTTATATAAACTAAAAAATGAACCTTTACCATTTAGATATATATTTGTTTATGGAGACGATAAAAAGGGAATACATAGATTTAAGCATCATCAATTGAAAGAGTATATATTCTATGATCTCTCTGAAGTAGAAAGAGAAGCCAATCCAGAAGAAGTAAGATTATATAATATAATAAAGGATTATATAAATGAAGTCGCCAGAAAAGAAAATAACTCTTACCATAATTAATGGTTCCATTGGTGGTAAGAATGGAAATACTGGATCTCTTATAAAGAAAATAAGAAAAAAAATTAATAAAATTGACCCAAATATATTTATAAAAATTTTACATTTACATAAAGATTTTTATTGGCCTAAAGTTAGGCATATTATCAAAGAAAGTGATGCATTGATCTTTTGCACAGGAACTTATTGGGATTCTTGGGGGTCAAGTATGCAACAACTTTTTGAAAAGATGACAGAAATTGAAGGAAAAAAACATTTACTTGGTAAACCAGCAGGAGTCATAGTTACAATGCATTCCGTTGGTGGAAAAGAAGTTGCTTCTCGTATGCAGGGCGTTCTTTGTTCTATGGGATGCGTTCTTCCTCCATTTTCTGCTTTTGCATATAGCTATGCAGATCATGTAGCTCATCAATCTAGATTTATGGGTAAAAAACTTTTAGATGATGTTTGGCATATAGAAGATCTTCACGCTTTTCTATGGAATATAACTGAATATTCTAAAGGAAATAAAGATTGGAAAGTTTGGGATTATTTAGATACAGAAGCTTATAATCCAACATCTATCTGGTTAAAATAATCAATTTGCGAACAAGAAAATGCCAAATAAACAATCATATTTGCTAATGAAAAAATGCCAAATAAATGAAAGGTCATATTTGTGAACGAAAAAATGCCAAATAAAGGAGCAGGGAAAGGCGATAAGCCAAGAAATTGTTTCTCTCATAGTTTTAAAAATAACTATGACAATATAAAATGGTCAGATGATAATAGGAAGTCGTTGATTAAAAAAGAATTAAAAAAAGAAAACGGCTCATCTACATATATTTACAGATAATTTTTTACTTTCTTGACTATATCTGTATAATAGAGTAAGATCAGAGTATGAATCGAAAAGGAGTATGCTGTATTGTGTTATCTCTAGAGGAACAAGAT